TTAGCCATCATTTGTTGTTGTCCCATTTGTTGTTCTGCTTGAGGCATAGCGAATCCTTGTGTCTCCAGATACTGTGCTTTTGCCATTCTTCTTTGCATGATGACTTCTGAGTTAATTGCACTTGCCAATAGATTCTGTATATCCAAATCAATGTTGGCTTGAGTTATACCGTTAAGTGCGGCTACTGCATCATTACTCAAGGTAATTGCGCCATTACTAGCAGTTTCAAATGATAGGTTTACTAGCGTTTGGCTCACGACCTTTTCTACTACGTCTTCTACTAATTGTGCTAATGCAACTAGAAAAGCCTCACCGTGATATTGGAAAAAATCCTCAACGTGGTTCTCCTGTAGCGTCAAAAGATTGTTCATTGTTTTGAACGATTGTTGCTGATTTTGATTCATTTGGCTATATAGCGTAGAATTACTAGTCCCAAAAAGTCCCATATTACTCAGCCTCCGGCGTAGCCCCGCTACTCACTTGTGGTTCTACCTTCGCACCTTCACTCAATAATGTTTTCACTCTTTCGTTAATTGTGTTGCTTTCTATCAAAAGTCGAAATAGTTCCTGTTCTTTGTTTTCTTCATTGACAGGAGGTTTGATTGTCCATCCTACTCCCGCCAAAGAAACAATATCCGCTTCTTTCAAAGTGGTCATTGGCCCTGTCGAAACTAGATTCATTGGGTTCAATGTAGATGCCTTTGGAACATATGCGCTAAAGGAAAGACCGTGTTCTTCTGCTAGTATCTGTTGCTCTAGCATCTCATACTGTCTGTGTATTGCGGCGTGTTTCTCACAATATGTCCCTCTCATT